CACTCATATTAACTATTTATCAAAAAGTCTTAAGTATAATAGTATGCTCATTGAATCTACCGTTCATTTTAGTAGGTGTTGTAGTTAATTCCTCAAATGATTTTTTACATTTCTGTTTGCCTGCTTCAAATAGTTTAAGCATCTCTGCTGGCTTCCTTAATGTTTTTTGTACACTTGCTTTTTCATCAAAGTCTTGTAGTGTTGTGCCTTTGACCATAATGCCTGTGCCAGGACGTTGTAAGTTTTTGGGATCTATGTTTTTTGCTTTGTATACACCTATCTTACGAGTCTTAGTATTGTATATCCAAACTTCATTAGCATACACTACATCTGTTGGTGGTAAACTTGCTAAAGCAAATTGCGGATCATTAATTTGATACTTTAATTTCTTCACGATAGCCTCTTTAGACCGTGCTTTAGGCTTACGAGCCTTGCGTGTAGTCGCTTTTGTTTTGATAATGGTATCACAAGCAGTATTAATCGTTTCGTAGTACTGTACGAAGGCTTTACGCATTTTAGCATCAAAGTGTTCGTATGCTTCTTTGAGGTCTTCGTCTTTCCATTCAAGCACTTCTAATGCTTCTAAATGACTGTTAGCAAACTCGTCCTTTATAATTTTAGCATGAGGTCCTTTAATCTCTGGTTGATATGACATCATCATTTTAAATGGATCAAACTCTTTAATTGTTTTAGCACCATCGACCATATCGTCTAAGAAGCCTTCAAAGTCGCCGCATAAATCACTTACCTGCTCCTTCATTCTTTCTTGAATGCTGATAACTTTTTTAGGTGCCTTTTCTGCTTTGGCAATTTTTTCTTCAATAACTTTACTGCCTTGCTTAATCCACTCATCTTTTCTTTTTTGGACATGTTCTAATGTGTTATTAGGAATCCAGCCAAGTTTGTGGTTAATAAAGAATACTGATGATGTGGCACCAAATGCCCAATCAGGACATTTAAGTATTGTAGCAATCTCATCTTTGTCCCATCCGGACGAATCTTTAATCCAATCTCTACAAATACCTTGTTTCTTTTTATCTGCTACTTCAGTTCTTACAAAGTACTGGACGTCTTGGTATGCTTTTTCCCTAAGTGCTTCATCCGTGATGAGCTTTAACTTTGCCCAATCGGGTTCAGGGGTAAAATAAACGTTTTTTGCCTTTCTCTTTGCCATATGTGTGTTTCTCTCAGTTAATCAAACAAATCAGGATCTGGTGTTAAGTACATCAACCGTAC